GCCAACAGTATGTTGATACAAATTTCGGATCATGATATGGCGTTTCCCACACCCAAGCATCAGTTCAAAGAAGTTCATCAATTTACTTTTTTGGATATTGAAGAAGATGGTATGACCAATACCGGTGGAGGAATGATTGATCTAAGTGAGTTTGCTATTACAGATGAACAAGCAGAACAACTTGTCCGTTTGTTGCAACACGCATGGGAAAATCGTATGAATGTTGTGGTTCATTGCCATGCGGGCATTTGCAGATCGGGTGCGGTTTGTGAGCTTGGAGTCATGATGGGCTTTGCCGATTGCGAACGTTTCCGGATGCCTAACTTGTTAGTCAAGCATAAAATGATGAGGGTGTTAGGATGGACGTATGACAGCGAAGAAAAGACTTATGAAGTCAATGGCACTACAAATGAATGGGGTTTTATAACTCCAAATAAAGTAGTTGACTAGTTACTGTGTAGATGTTATAATGTTACATTAAACAGTGAAAGGCATCAAATGGCTGGCAAAGCAAAATCGGTTTACTTGACAGTGACTACCATGCAACACAAATCTGTGTTTCATCGTGTGTTTTTTAACGCCAAAGACTTTAACGAGTATGTTAATTCTGAAGAGTTCAAAGCAAAATATCCAACAACTGAATTTAAAATTGTAAAAGAAACTTACTAAAGAAAGGAGCATAATATGCCAAGTGTATTCTTAGTAAGCGACACGCACTTTGGACACATGGGTGTATGCCGCTTCACACGTAACGATGGAGTTACAAAACTTCGCCCATGGGACTCCGCAGAGGAAATGGACGAAGCTATGGTTAAGGCGTGGAACGAACGGGTAAAGCCCACTGACAAGGTCTACCACTTAGGCGATGTTGTCATTAACCGTAAAGCGTTAAAAATCATGAGCCGCTTAAACGGCGACAAAGTTTTAATTCGTGGTAACCACGATATCTTTAGAGACGACGAGTATCGTCAGTACTTTAGAGAGCTTAGAGCTTATCACGTTATGAACGGTATGATTCTTAGTCATATTCCATTACATAGCGATAGTATGGGTCGCTTTGGTGTTAACATTCACGGACACACTCATGCAAACCGCGTGAAGAAGGCCCGTGGTGTTGATGCACGTACAGGAGAAATCCTATACAGTGATGAAAACGATGTTCGCTACCATTGCGTTTGCGTGGAACAAACTGACTTTGCGCCTATCTTATTTGAAGACGTTATTGCACGTATCGAAGCAGAAGGCGGATCAGTAGGATTCAAATCTGGTAACGGACCTACAATGTAATAGTAGTAGTTTAAAATAGAGCCTTCGGGCTCTATTTTTTTGACTGAAATTTTACACTATAAATATGGTATGAATTTAAAAAATATTTTTGTTTTTGATACCGACTTTTCTGCAACTACTGAAAATTTGCAGTGGATGACATTAGAGAATCTTGATTGGAAAACTAGTGTACCTTATTTTTTACCTAACGGGGATGAATGGGCTAGTTGGACGCCGGGCTGGTGTAAGGAATTAAAATCATTAGTAGATAGTAAGTTTTTTGAAATAAACCCAAAGGCTAATATCGAACTATATCAAATGTTCATACACGATATGCCAAAGGGTACAGACTCTTCTAGCAATATTCATAGAGATTGGCCAATGTTCAATACCTGGGCCGCTGTTGCTATGCTCAAAGGCACGGGAGATTTAAATTTTTACTTAGAATATAGCAATAAATCATTGGCACATACTGTTGAGTTTAAGGTGGGAAGAATTTTGATTTTTCCTAGCATATATTGGCATCGGGTAGATTCAGTTACAATGGATCGATTGAGTGTGGGTATGCTATATAACAGCAACAATCTAGTACCTGATATGACAGATGTATTGCCGTTATGTACGTGCAAATTGCGGATAACCCAGATATTCTGCGATGGAAGTCACTCAAATTTGAATTAAAATAGCAGTTTAAACTTATAAGCGTTTAGCTCAAATGAATAAATATACTATAATGATCAATCAATTTGATTAAAGAATATTGGAGATAAACGCATGTCGCTACGTATTAGACGAGGAACAGAAGCTCAAAGACCAAGCGCCGCCTTTGACTTGGGTGAAATAGTATGGACTACTGATACCAATAAACTATACGTTGGTGACGGAGTTAATCTTGGCGGCAAAAACATCTTAGCGACCAGTGCAGGTACTGGACTTATATGGAACGCCACTACACAGCGATTAGATTTTAACGGTTCAGGCACAGGAATAGTAAGTGTACAAGCAGATGCCAACCCAACTCTTGGCGGTAATTTAAATTTAAATAATAGAAATATTACTGGAACTGGAAATATTACAATATCCGGTACAGTATCTACTACAGGATTGGGCGCAAATTTAAACTTAAACACGCGAAACATTACAGGAACAGGTAACATTGACATCACCGGTGCCGCCACGTTTACAAATAATCTTTCTGCAGCCAGACTGTCCGGAACCCAACTTGATATAAACGGCTCAAATACCAACACCGTTGACGGTCCAACTATTTTTTCGCTGGCCGGCGCTGATGCAAAGGTTGTGACAATTCACCCGCAAACTACCAATCAGCCATCGTTGGACATTTTACAAATAATACCATATACACAAGGTCTATCATTCAGCGGAATGCGTGGCACACTAGCCGCTCCGGCAATCTCGCAAGTTGGTGACGGATTAGGTTCAATGCAATTCCGTGCAAGATTCACAGCTAATCCAACACCGCCGTTTGACGGATTTGTGTCCGTGGCCGCTATTGTAGGAGTACCCACAGATATGGGCAATGGCACCACCATTGCCCCAACTGGAAAACTACAATTTTTATTGGTTAACCCTAATACACCACAGGATTTATCTACTGTTTACTTGAGCGAGTTTAGTGCGCCAGGTGTATGGACTGCTCCGGCATTTATTTCTAAATCTAAAATTGCCCAAGCTGGTATCGGATATGGCACAGGTGCTGGCAGCACTGCAATACAAGGCACTAGCAGAACAACTTCAGTCACTATCAATGCACCGTGCGGAACTATCACATTGTTTAATACAACAGCTACAGCTGGGCAATTGACTACATTCACGGTTAATAACACCATAGTTGATCCAACAGACGTTGTAACAGTAAGTGTAAAAACAGCCACAGGCTTCCATATAGCCAGTGTCACAAGTACAACTACTGATGCATTTACAGTCAGTGTTTATACTCCAAATGCCGTTGCAGTGGCCGAAGCTCCTGTATTAAATTTTGCAGTCATAAAATCAGTAGCTGCCTAATATCATAATTAAAAGCCCTTGCATAGTAGGATAATAAATATCCTACAACAGGGGCTTTCTAATGAATAGATTTATTACAGATCCAGAGAATTATACATTTGCTGATCTTCAAAATCACGACTGGGATGTAATACAAACCAACATCACTGTTGATTCTGTCAAAATGATGGATTGGGTTGCTAACATAGAAGAAGACTTCTCTGACTGTTGCTATAGCCCGCTGGGAGATATGGATTTAACAGACCCAGCCAAAAAAGAATTTGCATTATCCTTCATCCCAAACAATTTGGTCTGGGGTTTGCCCTTGCAATGGACACTGCAATGGTCATATGATAGACCTGGTAAACTTCCATTTTTACAACTTGCAGACCCTGCACAATTTCCAGAAATTTCAGATCCAGATTTTCAAAAAAAGTTTAATAAAAATCTTCCAAAGTACTTGTTTGGTATGTATGAAACATACTATAATACATTTGGTCCAGAATGTTTTGAAGTAACACGTTTAGTAAAAATGAATCAAGACGTAGGGCTACGTACACACGTAGATATACAAGAACCAGAATTTTTAATCAGAATGCATTTACAAATTCAAATAGATGAACATGCCTGGTGGAAATTTGGAGACAACATGGATAGAAAATATACATTTGAACAAGGTAGAGTTTATTTGTATAATACCGCAGTCAAACATGCGGCCCGTAACGAGAGTTCAAAGCCTTGGATTATGGTACACAATAACCCAACTCCACACTCAATTGATAAACTTTTAATAACTTCCATGCATATAGGATAGTATGACAGTCACCGGCAAAACACTTAGAGAAGCCCTTCAACTCAATGCAGTAGTTCCTCACCCTTTAAACTTATGGCCATATCGCCATACTACTATGATTCCAAATCAAACGTTTGATTGGTCTGGAACGGATCATGAAACATTGTATAAACGTAATCTTAGAAACTTGCCTGATGACTGGATTTATAGGACTAAGAAGATTACCTATAACTATAATGAGCAGGGTCTCAGAATGCCTAAGAGTGTCTATGCTGTTGATAAAGATTACATCTTATTTTCAGGTACTAGTTATACACAAGGTCTAGGAGTAGCAGAAGAAGATAGATTTTGTAATCGTGTAAGTTCAGCGTTGGGGTTAGACTTTATTCCGCACGGTGGTCCAACATTCACAATTAAAACAAATGCCATTTCCTTTTTTAATTTTTTAGACACTAATATGCCTCTGCCTAAAATATTTGTTATGGAATATCACAAAACCAATTGCTGGACATACTACTCTGATAATAATTTTGTTCATATCCATAACTCACATGGTACGCTAAAACATTTGCCTGAAGGCAAACAATTTACTAGTCATATCGAATCCTACAAAAAAATAGCAGAAACTGATCATTTTTTACACGAATCTAATTTATATCGCAATATGATGAAAGCAACTTGTAAACGATTAGGAATAAAATTTGTAGAAGTTAGCTTTGATGAACCAACTGAACCGTTTATCTCTGACAACGGAATTAAACGTGTAGACATGGATTCGCACAGCGACGATATAAATTATTGTTTTGGTAGAGATGTGCGGGTGCGGCCTGAAGGGTATTATTCCCATCCAGGTATTGGTTTACACGGAGAAGCGGCCGAATTAATCCTATCTCAAGTATGAGTAATTTAATTTTATTCACTTCGGGTAGTACTAATGATCCAAAAGAAATAACACATCCTTGGGAATTTATTAACAAACGTGCAGAACAATCAATAGAGGAAATAAAATTAACGTCAAAGGATATTGTACTAGATGTCTTTCCAGGAAACACAGTAGCACATTATGCTGTTACAGCATTACCTGCAAGAATAGCAGGCGCAACTCTAATTTCCGCTAATTTTAACCCGTACACATATATTGATCTGTTTAACAAATATAGACCTACATATATTAGTCTGATCCCAAAACATTGGGATTTGCTTTCTAAAACTAAAGGCTGGGGCAATTTTGATATGAGTTGTGTTAGATATATGGTAACCGGTAGCGGAATATGTTCACAAGATATGATTGATTCATTCTTGAGCAAAGGAGTACAATTGGTTGCTAATTGGTATGGTATGACCGAGATGCCGCCGCCTGTATTCATAGGCTACAACACAGAGTCGTTTGATTTTACTTCTACAAGAAATTATAGTGTAGAGTTTGACAACGGTGAATGCATCATTAACGGTTGGCGCACAGGCGATATGTTTGATATACATGAAAAGAAATTCATATCACGTAAAGATACAGCAAATGGAAAAACTTGGAAATCTAACGTTTAGACCGTTAGTCGATTCTGATCTCTCATCACTGGCAATTTTTTGCAAAGAGTGCGAGGCCCTTGGATACGAAAATAACAAATCATTTGAGACAATTAAACTTGATAAAATGAAAATGCCTTACGGTCAGTTCTTTGTTGGGCTAGATAAAGATAAGATTGTTACGTTTGCTGGTGTCCATCATTTTCCAGAATTAGGTAATAATGCATGGAGATGTTTGTTTCGCGGCGCACAACTTCCCGGCTATACTCCAGCATGGAGTGTTAATATCTTTAAAAGCTGGATACATTTATCACACCTTCTGTACTATCAAGTTAAGTTAATACAACAATTAGATTCATCTGCTGAATTTTACATTAGCACAAATGTAGACAATAAAAAAGCGGGAGTCAGTTCCCGCTTGGATAAAACAATAATGCCTAGATTAGTTAAGCAAGGTATGTTTACCTTGCATAGCAAAGACATCATACTGTATAATACACTACAAAATGTTTGGAAATTAAACACGGAAACTTATCTCCGTGAAAGAAGTCGTTATATTGAGAATTCTTGAGTTTCTAAGTAACTAGTGAATTCTTTAGGAAATCTAAGAATTAAGTGAACGCGATCCGTATCACCACCATTAATGGTTGCATGAGGCACCGATACGTTTGTTAAGTATGCGTAACCCGGCTCCATTAAAAATTTTTCATCCTCGTATTCAAAAAAACTTTCAGCATTTGATTTAACTGGAAAATGTATCTTTACATAGTCTCCAGTATCCACATGGAATCCTAATCTTGTTTCGGGAGGATGCACAACCATCAGTGTTTGAGTGGCTTGTACATTTGCAAAACAATCCACAATCTTTTTTCCAAAGCCAAATAATAGTTCAGTCGGTACATCATACTTGCCACTCATCTGAGTTCTAGCCATTTCTTCTGTCACACCTTCTTTATATGCGGGACAAGGCTTAGTGGGATCTTTTAAATCGCTTTGTATAGCCCAATTGTAAAACCCATCTACATGATGTATGCTTTTATCAATAGGATTAGTCTCTGGAGTATACACATCAGCAACTGCCCACTTCATATGCTGATATTTTTCTTCTAACGTGTTATAGTAATCGAGTAATTCTTGGAAATCGAATTTAAGATTATCCATCCTTTTTATTTTAAAATCAAATTTATACATCAATAGTATCCTTTAGTAGTTCATACACATATTGATTGTATTTATAATCATGGAATTTGCTATGATTATTAGTGTTCCTGTATTCTTCTATAAATGCCGCTATAGCCGGCGATCTTGATTGACCTTTTGCACAGTATACGTGAACCGTGCTATTATCTTCTATATTGTCTATAAACGATTTCATAGTGATAGCTTGTTCTTTAGTGCAAGCAATAGCATTATAGGGTATAGGAACATATTCGTGTATCCATTTTCTTCTATCTTTTTCAACATCGTCAAACACTAAGTTTAATACATTTTTGTGGGGTTGTTTAAAATAAGGAATAGCATGAATCCAACCCGTTGCATGTATGCAAATAAAATATTCGTTAGGAAACTCATCCACATTTTGATCTGTAAATGTAGTTACTTCTTCAAAACCATATCTAGAATAAACTTGAATTGTTAACAATTTCTTTCACCTTGTCTATTGGAACTTTGAAGAATAAATGTACCCGTGTGGTATTGCCTTCATTACTTGTACTATGCGGAACAGCAGTATTGACTAGATACATTTTGCCAGGCTTCATTGAGAACTGTTCTCCATCAAAAATGAAATAACTAGAATTGTTAGCAATTAAGGGAATATGTATTTTGAAGTAATTGTCACTATCAACATGGGTACGTATTCGTGTGCCAGGCGGGTGCGCCGCAATACTAATTTGTCTAGCATAAGGAAAAACATCAAGTATCCATTCGGCAAATCCAAAAACTAAAGATGTATTACGATAAACATCGCTACCAGATTTGTGTATGTTGTAGGGCGGACATGGCATAGATAAATCTTCTAAATTACTTTGTATACCCCAACCGTATACTCCTTTAATGTTATCCTGTAACTCAGCATCGTTTACGCTAGACAAGTTTTCGTCTGCGGTCCATTTCAAGTGCGAGTACTTATACTCTACAGTATCTAAATACTCTAAAGCCCAATCCATATTAACAGGATTATTAAGTTGTTTAACTAAAAAGTCGTTGTACATCTTCTGTCCATACCTTTCCATACAAATGCACTCTATTGCTAGTGCCTTTATTTTCTATGCTGTGGGGCAAAGTTGTATTAACAATATAAACCCAACCTGGCTCCATAAACATTTCCTCACCGTCAATAATCCAATTACTAGAATTATCAACATATATAGGAATATGTATACGTATTTTATCAGGACTATCCTGATGTGTAATTAATTTAGTTCCAGGTGTGTGATCGGTTACTACCCATTTTTTACTGCGCAGTGGTAAGTTACTAACAATGTCGTATGCATACCCATTAAAACACTTACGTGGATTAAGCATGTCGTCATCGTTATGATCTCTATATTCAATTTTTGATTGCCCTTGCTCAAACGGCAATGGCCCGTCTACATCGCTACCCCAACACAGCGTATAATATCCAGCATCATCTGGAATAATATGTCCGGTTTTTCCAGTCATATCTACAATAGGTTCCTGCCATACGTGTTGATGCTCGCCCATTATAAACTTCCAACTGCCATAATTATTTTCAAGATCTATATACCATGATCTAAGTTTATCAATATCTATTTTAAACCAAGGCTTTATTTTGAATCCAAGGTCAACAGATTCATGTTTTTCGATGTAACGTTTCATTCATTAGTCATATTGATTACATTTAAAATATGCCAGTCGGCTATACGTGTAATAATATGGGCCCGCCTAAATTCCGAGTCATTGCTAGTGCCATGCCAATCACCTGTATTGAGGATATAAATTTTACCTAGTTTAAAATGATATGAAGTAGCAGTCTCTCGATTCTCACCAAAGGTAAAGCAAGCATTTTCATT